TAAATACTTTTGGGGCACTAGAACGTACCTTAACATTTGTGGGCGAAGGTGATGCCGTAAATGAACCGATAAGAATAAGAATAACAAACAATCAATCATCAGGAATAGATAACTAGTGCAAAAATTTCTAAACAAATACTTAGTTCATGGCGACCAAAAGAAATTGGCCATGAAAGCGGGAATATCGGAGACGTTGATTTGGTCTTGGCGTTCTGGTCGGTCCACCCCGAAACTAACAAGTGTGAAATGGCTTATAGTGGCGATGTCTAAATATTACAATATCGACGAAGCGACTTTGTGGTTAGAGGTATACAATTGCGTGTAGGAGGGCAATATGGATATATTCAAAGAAATAGAAAAATCATCTCGATTTGAGATACCCGTCTTTGGCGGAAAACTTCTTGTGTCGGGTAGAATACTGTCCGCCAGTGAGGTAGAACAAATCGGCTTAGGCAGTACAATCTTAGCAACGGAATTGTTTTCTGTTGCCGACAAAAAGTCCTCCGTAGACAAGCTTTTTCAGAAGGCACAAAAAAACAGCTCAAAATTAACTGAAAATGAGATGAAACGAATTGTCGATTATATGAAGGCGATAAGTCCCGAAACACTCGCCAATCATTCTGAAAATCAAGATAAAGTAATTTGTAAAGTGATTGATAAGGCATCAATGGACAATGGCGAGAGTTGGAAGAATCTTCGGTTAACTACAGCGATTGAAGAAATGAATGCCGACAGTGGCGTTCTTTGGGTAGGTACATTTTCACGTGATGATAAAAATGAAATACTTAACAAGGCGATGAATGGGCACCAGGAGGCAATCAAACGGATAGACCGATTTCAAGGGTAACAAGTCTTATTATTTGTTGATTGATATGATTGCGAGAAGTTATGGCAAACTTCCTCATGAGGTTACAAATTTAGATTATGATGAGTTATATTTGGCGATACATTGCCTAGTTGAACGGAGCAAAAGAATAAATGCTATACTCAAAAAATCAAGTAAGAAAAAGAACAACTTAACCGTCCCGACTATAAACATCTTCGATCTTGCTGATATAATCTAAAGGAATTCGATTATGGCTACAAATATTGTTGAATACGTACTAGACTTGAAAACGAAGGTCGCAGAGGGGAATCTGAACGATCTTGAAAAAGACTTAGATGATGTCATTAAAAAACTAAAGCAAACTGAAAAACAATCGGGCAATACCGAACGTGGCCTTGATAACACAGCAAAACCGAGCATCACTAAAAAGTTTTCGGCAATGAAGGGACAAATCGCATTGGTCGTTGGGGCATTGACAGCGGTGGCGACAGCAACGTATGGGTTCGCTAAGTCAGTCGTTGATCTTGTAAATAACCTCAACGACTTGTCCGTACGTAGCGGACTTGCGACAGATACGATTCAAGCATTACAGCAAAGTTTAATCGCAAGTGGCCAGCCCGCCGAAGGATTGAATGAGATACTTGGGGCGATATCGGGACAGTTTGCACAGTTGAGTAAACAAGGTTCAGAAGTTGAAAAGAAATTCAATAGTTTCGGCATAGCTATAAGAAATAGTAGTGGCGACCTTCGGAGCAATAACGACATACTTCTCGATGTCATAAGCCAACTACAAGGCATTGACGACGCCAGTGAGAGATCAAGACGAGCGGTTTTTTTACTGGGTGAGAGTGGGGCCAAACTAAACCAAGCCCTTGCATCGGGAGACTTCAATAATTTCTTAGAGTTTACAAGAGAGTTTGGTGTACAGACTGGAGCAAAAGCTTCGGCACAAGCGGCAAAGTTTCAATCTTCATTGGCTAGTTTACAAGTCGTGTTCAACGGTTTATTACAGCAATTTGCCGACAGTACCGGAATAATAGATAGAATGATTGGGTTGATTATTGATATAGGTTCTGCATTTGCATTTCTCAAGTCTTTATCGTCAAGTTTGTCCTCCGAGATAGGTACATTGACAGACTTCTTTTTTAGTCTATCGTCAAGCGGTGGTCCGCTAGTCGCTGTTTACTCAAAGTTGATTGATGTATTTCTTCAACTATCAGATGCACTAAGTAGTGAATTGAATAAGTCTTTAGATGGGTTTGTTCGTCTTATATTCGGTGATTTTGCCGACAGTATACTACATGCTATTGAGTTGATTCGTGAACTCACAAAGAAGATTGGCGACTTCTTTTCAGGCTACTTGAGTTTTGTATCTGACTTTTTAATCCCTGATACTCTACGCAAATCAATAGATGATGCTTTTGAATCTATGGAACGGTTTAGAAAATCAGCCGACAGTATGCCGAATCTAACCAAATCATCATCATCAATAGTAAACAATATGAATGAAGTATCTGATAGTGTTGCCGATACTACAAAGGAACTTCGTACGTTCTTAGATGTTGTCCTTGACATCGCCAATGTTACAATTGACCCCGAAAAGTTGATAGAAGATTTTCAGATTGTAAAATCAAGTTTTGAGAAATTGGCCACTGCGTCTGGGGATGTCTTCGGTAGAGTTTTTGATAAGATACAAAGTGATTTTCAAAAGTTCACACAAATAATATCAAAAGCAACGACAGATAACATTGTCGTTCCTGAAGGCATGGAGGGAGGAGTTGAAATATACGATAACTTTTTCAAAAGAGTGTACAATCAATTACTTGTACGCACAAGTAATACAATAAATCAATTGAAGTCTGTATTCAGTTCACTAGATGAAATGACAGGAGGCAAAATATCAGGTACTGTGGGCAAACTTGGTGAGAGCCTTGGTAAAGTAGCTACAATGTTTGGTGGGAAGTTGAGTGCCGGCATAGGGGCACTTGCTGGAGGCGTTGGTGCGATACTTGGTCCCATACTGGGCATCATAGGAATAGCAAAAAAATTAGGTTCAATGGCGAGAAGTGAAGAACAAATTAGAGAGATGCAAAGACGTCGTCGTGAGGAGGGCAAATCAGTAACAAAGTCGATTATAGAAGTTCAACAAAAAGATATTGAAAAGAATATAGAAAAACAAATAATGGGCACAGCAAAGGCAATAGAAGTCGGTTTACAACTTCTGCCGAGTATATTGTTTGAAGTTCTGCCACCTATACTCATAGAGACTGCTGATAGAGTTGTATTCGGCTTTTTCAAGGGTATTGCCGAATTGATTTCTCAACTAAAAAATATTGTAGGTTCTTTATTCAATAAGGAACAGAGGCAAGAGTTGGCAAAGTCAATCGTTGATGGGTTCAAACAATCAATTCAAGAATTCGGTCGTAGACTAGGTGTATTGGGCGGCATAGTTTCAAAGAAAAGTGGCGGTCGTTATATTCCGTCAGCAAGGGGAGGTATCAAGTTCACTGGTATGGACGAAGGTTTAGCTATGTTGCACAGGGGAGAGTTTGTCGTGCCGGAGACTGGGCAAATGCCTCAAGGTGTACAGCGAACAATGTCCGGCATAGGCGGAGGCGTAGTAGTAAACATCAATAGTCAAGTAATCGAAAGTAACGCAATAGACGAGCTTGTTCGTCAGATAGAGAGACGGTTTCAAACCTTCGGCACATCGACAAGCCCGTTGTTTGGAGGAAGATAATATGGGTAATGCAAAGTTCTATTACTATCCCGAGCCTGAGGGGAGTAAACTTGTAACAATTGATCTTGGCGAGAAATTAGGTGAATTGTATAGTGAATTTGAATACGATGTATCTGACAGTATAAGTCGTGGTGGTCGTCTTTATCGTAGTGTAAACTCAGTTCGAGAGGTTGTTACAATACAACGAGATAGAATGATTCTTGGCGAAGACGTCGCCATTCAACTACAATCGATGCAGAATCACTTAGATAGAGGAGGTTATGTATCTTTTTGTGCCGACAGCGACAAAGCATATCTGTTCCCTATAAACAACTTCCCCCAGCCCAACGACGCAAATCTAAAGGTAGGTGGCAACCCTTTAGTAAACGTCGTGGGTACGTCCACAGTGTCGAGAAATGATTACATAACAATACAAACACAGTCCCCGAACCCTATCATAGAATATAACAAAGTAGCCTCCGATGGTGGCGTTTCATCATCAACTGGAGGAACTATAACTCTGAACAGATCAATAGACTTCAAATATGATGATCGTACATTCGTTAGATATTACCGATTTTTCCCGACTTTAAGACGTTCGGGGAGTGACGTGGGCAGTAACATTGTAACGAATGAAAATGGCCGACTATTCTCTTTGAATGTCCGCCTTTATATGGATGACTATACACTATTTTCTTTGCACCCATCTTTTGACGGTATCAGTAGAACGCCGAACTTTGGTGGCAATAATGTCCCGTCGGCTAGTGGAGGCAGCAATGCGTTCGCCAACGTTGGAGAGTTGGTCGATAGTGGGCAGATTCAAGCCATTAAACGATTCAACAATTTAAACAAATATTTTTAGGTAGGGTTTATGTCTTGGGACCTCTTATTTGTTGGCCAGCTCAACGCAACTTCATTGTCGGTCGAATATGTACTTGAGTTTATTGGCGTGCATAACGCACTAGGCAAGCCGATAAAAATACATAGCAATACTGGGCAGATTCAGATAGCTAGAGGAAGCGTACGTATACAAGGCACATCAGTTATTCCTCAGCGATGGTCGGTTACATTTGGCGGCTTCAGTATTCAGTTGTCCGGTTCTGTCGGCACAATACTACCGAACATAAGAAAAGGTCAAATCGCTGTTCTCCATTGTTCGGTCAATGGCGGCAAGTCTGAAAAGATAGCTATAGGTCAGTTACATTCATTTTCAGGTACGAGGGGATTGTATACTTTACAATTTATTGACATATTCGGTGCGCTTCAAACAAGACTAGATACGAGGGCTGGAACGCTAAACTCAACTTCTGACAAACCAAGATTTACATTTTTTTACAATGTAGGTCAAAAAACAACCACTACTGCGACACTATCGACAACTGATGTAACATTGTCCGTTGCTGACACATCAGTTTTCAATAAGTCATTGAAGTCCGGTTCTAAGGGCATATTGAAGTGTATACCTACAACTGGCGATACATTCTATTTGTTGTGGTCGGCAAAAACTTCTACTACGTTTACGGTTGAGACTACGACGTACAATAACGCAACGAGAATACCATTGCCCTCCGGTAGTGAGGTTGTTTATTGTGCTTGGTTATATGGCGAGCCTTACGAGATTCTTGCGAGTATTCTCTTATCGACGGGAACATCAAGTAATGGCGAGTTTGATGTATACCCCGAAGAATGGGGCATAGGCGGAAAGATAGGTCAATGGGTTTTTGATGTCTCAGACGCAAAGCGGTTTAGTAAAGAGATTGTTCGTGCCGACGGTGGCGACTATGACATAGGTATTGCGATAGAATCACCTTTAACAGACGGAATTAGATCAATCATCAATATATTCTCAACTGTGGGAATATGGCCCGTCTATCGGCAAGGTTCGGTTAGTTTACGTTGCGCCACAGACCCCGAAGGCAAAGAGACTAGAAAGAATCCCGATATAAGGGCACACATCTCTGATTATGACATTATCGATATTTTGAGTCATGAGTTCTTTTCTCCCGACATTCAGACGATATATCGTGAAACAAAGATAAAATACAACTTTACAAATTATTACTTTAGTGGCGGTATATATGATGGCACACGTGTACAAACCCTCCCAGCGACAGAATCTATAGAGCGAGACTTTTCACTGTACTACTTGAGCGAACCCGACAACCGTCAATCTTCTGCCCTGTCTGACTTACGAAGACTGAGGGTATGGGACTTGTATATTTCAGAACGATTAACTGTTCGTTTGCCACTTCGGTTTTGTACGCTTGTGGCCGGAGATATTGTTACATTCATCAGTTCACAGGTTTTTCATCTTTACGACAATATATTGCCCGAACTGAGGGGAAGATATGCTCAAGTTTTGAGTACGAACTTTTCAATAGATCAACAAACTTGTATTGTCACAATCGGCATAACCTCACCGAAGCCACAAAGAGCAATTGACCCTGAGGAAACTGATGGGTCATACACGGGTTGGGAGCCTAATGATGACTTTGATGCAACTGAACTCATTGTTTGGCTTGTGTCTGAGGACATAATCGGAACGAGCGGTGCAGATGTGTCCTCATGGGACGATAGAATGAACGCTTTTTCATTCGTGACGCAAGGAGGAAATAACAACACATCGTCTGGGAATAGTCCATCTTATGAAGTCACAGCCGGAGCAACAATGAGTTATGTACGCTTCGACCATACCAATCATGAGTTTCTTGCCGAATCTCACGATGTAAAAATGAATCTCAGTTCGGCCGACGGGGTTACTATTGTAGCGTTTTTGAGACGTAACCCAGTAAACAGTGCCATCGGTGACCCCGACTACAACGGAGCATCTTATAAGAAGTGCCCAATAGTGAATCATGGTAGAAGCTATCAATTACATCTACTTGATGACTCACCTTATACCGACGCTGCCGGATTTGAGAATGGCAGCAACAGTGCATCAGATAACAATTTATATTCAAGTGACTTTTTTATTCTTATCTACACATCGTCAGCAATATCGGGATACACAGGAGAGCAAGGCATATATGTAAACGGTATTCAAGAAACAAGTGTAGGTTACGACGCTACAAGTACAGATGAGAGTTCTTCCCCCGATATGCGCATAGGTCGAGACCCTGACATAACTTATGGTGACCCAACGACGCAATACAACTTTGCTTTCGGCAGTATGGACATTGTAGAGTTACAAGTGTACAATCAACCCATGCACGATAGTGAACGACAAAAAATAGAAGGTTACATCGCCCACAAATATGGTTATACTAGTTTACTAGATAGTTCACACCCCTACAAAACGGAGCAACCATCATGATTTGGTGTAGAAAACAACTAAACAATGGCGAATATCACTACGTGTGCGTCCCGAAACGGATGGCATATCATTTATATATGTTTCAAGGTTACGAAATAAATGTAGACCCACCGGAGCATGAAAAGAATAAGTGGGGGCAACGATGATACGATATCATGATGGAAAACCTCCTGTATTGGCGAGAGTTGAAGAACTCGGTTTTGATACATTCAAGGGCAAATATGACTTGAACATTATAGCCTGTCGCAATACTGCCTTACAGGGAAACACTTTTAGAGATACTCTCCATGTAGTTCACCATATAGAAGGCGTTTGGGAGGAGCATGTATTTTCTTGCGCCACTTGCCCAGG